ATAACTTGGTGTTGGCAGTAGAACTTGGTACAGTTACAGTTACAGTTACATAAGGAGCTTGAAATGGACAAAGCGGATTTAAAACAGGATAAAAAGATGATGGCCAAAGCCGTGCATAAGCACGAGAAGAAGCTGCATCCCGGTCAACCTATGACCAAATTGGCCAAGGGCGGCAAGACCAACCTGCAAATGAAACAGTTGGGTCGTGGTCTGGCCAAAGTAGCTAACCAGAAGAAGTCTTCCTTCACCTATAAAAAAGGCGGTTGATATGGCTAAATTCAGCAACAAGGTAATGGGCAAAGAAATTGGCGATGCCAGCGTCTATGCAGAGCCGCACACCATGGATGGTAAGTCCGGTGTAGACATCAAGAGCAGTGGCTACCAAGGTGGTGACCGCTTAACTGCAAATGAGGTGAACATGTCTGTTGGCAACATCAGTCGTGACCCATACAAAGAACCAAAGACTTCTGGCATTAAGATTCGCGGTACTGGCGCAGCTACTAAAGGCGTGATGGCTCGGGGGCCGATGGCTTAATATGAACTACATTGAGCTGTTCAATACCATTCAGTCGTACACGGAAAATACGTTTCCGGAGTTCACCGCTTCTAATGCAGACACGGTTACGGCTACTGAACAGATCAATCGATTCATTGAACAGGCTGAATTACGCATCTATAACACGGTGCAGTTTCCGTCTCTTCGTAAGAACATGACGGGCAACATCACGTCAGGCAACAAGTACCTCAAAGCCCCAGATGATTATCTCGCCACGTATTCGTTGGCTGTGATTGATGCATCGGGCAACTATGAGTACTTGCTGAACAAAGACGTGAATTACATTCGGCAGGCGTACCCCAATCCAACAACAGATGTTGGCACCCCCAAGCATTACGCTTTGTTTGGCCCTTCTGTGCAAAGCAATGTCATTACGAATGAGTTGACGTTCATACTTGGCCCAACGCCTAATACAAACTATACGGCGGAATTGCATTTTTACTATTACCCCGTGTCTATCGTGCAAGCGGTGATCTCGTCTCTTGGGACGCTTTCAGGTGGTTCTGGCTACACCAATGGCGTGTATTACAACGTGTTGTTGACTGGTGGTAGTGGCACTGCGGCTTTTGCAGATATCACTGTGAGTGGCGGCGCTGTAGTTGGGGTTGTTATCCGTAACGGCGGGTGCTTGTATAAAGTTGGTAACGTGTTATCCGCAGCAGTGGCCGATATTGGTGGGACAGGAACTGGGTTTTCTGTGCCTGTAGCCGCAGTGACCAACGTAACTGGCAATTCGTGGCTGGGCGATAACTTTGACACAGTACTCTTGTATGGCACACTGGTTGAGGCGTACACCTACATGAAGGGTGAAACAGACTTGCTTGCCGTGTACGACAGCAAATACAAGGAAGCTCTTTCACAAGCCCAGCGTCTTGGTGATGGTCTAGAGCGTAGCGATGCTTACCGTAGCGGGCAGTATAGATTGGCCCCGCTGCCACAAAATAATGGGGTTCGGTAATGGCGTTCACGGGAAACTTCTCCTGCAATACGTTACGCACCGGGCTGATTAACGGGACGTTGAACTTTTCAACGGACACGTTCTATTTGGCTTTGTACACCAACGCAGCAACACTTAATCAGACCACAACGGCATACACATCGGATGGAGAAACGTCGGGTGGCAACTATGTGGCTGGTGGCCAAGTAGTAACAGCGTCGGTCAGTACCGCGCTTGACCCAAACGGCAGTACTATTTTTATCAATTTCTCAAACCCGTCTTGGACCGGCGCAATCACTGCGCGTGGAGCTTTGATCTATAAAGCTGGCGCAAACGGTGCTGTCTGCGTTCTAGACTTTGGGAACAACGTGATATCAAATGGCACTTTTACCGTAGCGATGCCTGCTAACACCAGCACATCTGCACTCATTAGACTTGTATAGGAGAAAACATGGCACTGGTTACAACCACCAAAGGCGAAATGGATGAAGCTCTTCTTGAGAAAAAAGAAGGCTTCGTTGATAATGACAACGAGCACACGACTTGGGTCGAGTATTGGTTGGATGGCGAACTTGTTCACCGTTCTGCCCATGTCGCTCTGAAAAAACCTGTAATATCAGCCGCCGAAGCGGCATCTTTTAACTAAGGAGCCTAACATGGCAAATACCCAAGCAATGACAACAAGTTTTATGGGCGAGTTAATGACTGCCACCCATAATTTTGGTACTGCTCCCGTCCGTGCGACCGGCGCAACTGATGCGTTTAAAGCTGCCTTGTATTTGGCATCGGCCACGTACAACGCATCCACCACTGCTTATTCAGTTACAGGTGAAGTATCTGGCGCTGGTTACTCTGCTGGCGGTGTTGCGGTTACGTTTGGAACTCCTCCTACGGCCACTAACTCTTCTACTACTGCGGGTGTTGCGTTTGTTACGCCTTCAGCCAGCATCACATACACCACAGTGACTTTGGCCACGGCGTTTGATGCAGTGCTGATCTACAACTCAACACAGGCTAACAAGGCTGTGAGCGTCCACACTTTTGGTTCGCAAACAATTACTGCTGGTACGTTCACATTGACGATGCCCGCTAATACAACAACGACTGCGTTAATCCGCTTGGCTACAACCTAATAGGGCTGGCGGGGTAACTCGTCGGGGCAGCCATGTCCTTTGGATTTTCTACATTCGCGGAAGTACCGTTTGCTGCGTTACCCGTGCCCGCAAATGTAGAAGTCGCGCTTACGGGGGTTACAGCTTCTGGAGCAGTAGGCAGTATTACTGAGACAACAAGCGTAGCTCTTACGGGGGTTACAGCTTCTGGAGCAGTAGGCAGTATTACTGAGACAACTAGCGTAGCTCTTACGGGCGCAGGGGCTTCGGGTGCAGTAGGGAATGTTGTTGAGACAACTAGCGTAGCTCTTACGGGCGCAGGGGCTTCGGGTGCAGTTGGTACAGCTACATATACTGAGACTGACGCAATAACAGGTGTAGCGGCTACGGGGTCGGTCGGTTCGATTTCCGCTGCATCTCAGTCTGTGGCGTTGACTGGTGTTTCGGCTGCTGGCGCTGTTGGCACTTTAGCCCCGTCAGACACTACTGATGAAACCAGCCTAACGGCGGTTGGTAATGTAGGAACTGTTGAGCCTACTATTTCGGTTGCTCTGACTGGAGTTGGGGCTTCTGGTGCGGTCGGCACAGTGACGTTTTTTGTTGTCATTGAGCAGGCTTTGACTGGCGTTTCCTCAAGTGGAGCTGTTGGTTCAGTCGGGGGTGCTTCCGATAGAGCTGTTACGTTGTCTGGGGTTGCAGCTTCTGGGGAGCTTGGCACTACCGGTGTTTTGCATGAAAATGGACTTAACACGGAAGGCGGCTGGGGTTCGGGTACATGGGGCGAGTACGGTTGGGGTGAAGGCCCGGTTAATACAACGTTCATTGGCGGGCAAGTTGGGAATGTGTCCCCTGTCGGTGCCCCCGCCCTGACAGGCGTAGAGGCTAGGGGACTTGTTGGTACGTTTGGCGTTATCCACATCAATGGACTATCGGGCGTACTGGCGCGGGGGTTTGTAGGAAATGTTTCCAACTACTTCTGGACAACAATTGATGACAATCAGATTCCGGACTGGCATAATATAAATGATTCCGATACTGCCAATTGGGTGTTGATCGAAACAGAAGACGCATGAGTAAGGACGCAACATGCCACTTGTGATAGCAAATCGAGTAAAAGAAACCACAACCACGGCTGGTACGGGGACAGTGACTTTGCTTGGTGCTTCTACAGGGTTTCAATCCTTCGCCGTAATTGGTAACGCCAACACAACCTACTACACCATTGCGGGTCAAACGGGTAATGAGTGGGAAGTGGGTATTGGCACGTACACATCGTCTGGCACCACGCTTGCCCGCACTACAGTTTTATCTAACAGCGCGGGAACTCAGCCCTCGGCTCTTTCATTCTCAGCCGGTACAAAAGATGTGTTTGTAACGTATCCATCAGAGTACGCTGTGGCCGCTACTAATGATGGTACAGCAGGTCAGTTGCTTACATCAAACGGCACGGGTGTAG